AATTGGGCCTCAGACCAAAAGAGAGACCAAGAAAGTAGTGAGAGTGGCTAAAAGAGCTGCTCCAAAAGTACCAATGACGGTATCTGGAACTGCTGCTGCAAAGGCCGCCAAGAAGAAAGAAAGAATAAAAACTATTGGTGCTGCCATTGGTGTGGCTGGTACTACCATTGGAACAATGTTAGCAGATGCTAGATTTACCCGTGGTGCTAACAGAGTTCGAGGCAATAGAAATATAAAAGTTTCTGCTGGAGATGCCTGGAGAGCAGGTAAAGACAAAAAATCAACTAAGAAATAATGGCAACCACGAAGAAACCAGTTATTGGTCCAGCAACTAGAGCCAAGATTACAGGTGTTGTACGCAAAGTGCAAAACAGTAAGGCTGCTGGAGCCGTTAAAAAAGCAGGTGCAGCAATCAAGCAAGAGGCTAGGGTTGTTGGTCGTGCGGTTACAGGATACGCAGCAAAGAAAGAGAAGGCAAAAGCATCTTCTTCTCCTGCTAGTGCATTTCAAGTACCGAAGTCACAGGTATTTGGCAATGGGAAAATCAAAAGTCCTGATCAAATTCGGGCTCAGAAAAAACAAGACCGAACAGAGTCAAGAGTTGCAAACCGAATGTCAAGGAGTGCCGATAGATCAAAGAGAGGTGCAGACCGTTCATTTACAACAAGTTACCCATCATCTGGTTCATCTGAAAGATTTCAGTCTAGCAAAGAAGGCCTTACGATGTACAAGGACAAAGTTGCAATAGCTTTGCCAAAGTCAAGAAGAGCAGCGATTCGTGTAATCAGCGAGAATCTTGATACCAAAGCAGAAGGTAGAGAGCGTAGAAAATTGGCAAGAAGGGACTACAAAATTATAAAAAATAAGCCAAAGACTGATGCTGAAATGCGTAAGCAGAATAAGAAGAAAGGTAGATCAGCAAGTTCTACAACTTGTACGCCAGGACGTGGTGCAAACTTGTGCGTAGATAAAGACGGAGGTTTTTAAGAAATAAACAAACCAAAAACAAAATAAAATTATGTTATACGGAAAAAAAGCTACTGCGAAGATGATGTCTAAGCCTAGCCCTGCTAAAATGAAACCTGCTGTGAAAATGGTCGTTAAGAAATCAGTTGGAAAATCAACTAAGAAATGAAAAAACCAGTAAAAAAATCAACGAAAGCAAAGTCTTTTCCTGATATCAACAAGGATGGCAAAGTAACCAAAATGGATATTTTGATGGCTAAAGGAGTAATTGGTAAAAAGAAGAAGAAGTGATGATTCTCCAGAACGATACAACCGCTAATACCCTCGCTGTAATCTCTGGGTCATCAGCAGTTATTTCCTTTGTGACTGCTTGGCAACCTATCGTAGCATTTTGTGTGGCAATCATAGGTTGTATCTCTGGTGTTATGGCAATTATTTATTACTACAAAAAGATAAAAGAATGAATGCTCCTAAAGTTAAAACAAATCCATTCCCTGTCAGTTTTGAGGAGTTTAAAAAACAACCTGTTGCTGCCGTGGCTTTTTGTATGTTGGTGGCTGTTAGCTATCTCTACTATGACGTTAAGACAGGCTACGGTGATCAGATTGAAAAAAGCAATCAGAAGATTGACGCTCTTGAGCTGAAAGTCGACAAGATGGGTTACGCTTTGAAGAAGAGTGATTCTGCCTTATCTGCCGCTATTACGGAACTTCGTATAATCAATACAGTAAAGAAGCTATGAGGAATCTCATCATCATCTTTTGTTTTTTCATTCTTGCTGTTGAATTAGCATTCCCTGTTGGGGCTGTTACGAATGCTCCAGTGGACGATATTGAGTTGATGCTTGCCAAGATACAGAAAAACTTGGCGATGGCCTCAGAAGTTACCCAAATGGCTCAGAAGACTAGTGCTAAACTAGTAGATGCTAAGGTAGAAGAGAAGGAAGAGTTAAAAGAAGCAGTTGAAGTAGCTGAGACCCAAGTCAAAGCAATGGAGCAAGTAAACGAGATGTACGCTGCTAAGATGATTGCCAATGGTATTGATACCACAGTTGTAGAAGTTAAGGTTACAGGACCAGCATATGACGCTTACCTCAATTATGTTGAAGAAGGCGGTAAAGAAGAGTTCGACTATTTCAGAATGTACCTATGGCAACAAAAGTAAAGAGTAATGTATCTGCGTTTAGATCTAAGCCTCGTGTTAAACTTCGCAGGCATACCAAGCACAAAAACAAACACAAGTCAAGTAAACCATATAATCGTCAAGGATAATGAAAGACGCTTGCTACACCAAAGTTAAAGCACAATACGATGTATTCCCTTCTGCTAGGGCATCACAAGCAATTGCAAAATGTAGAAAATCAAAAGGTCAAGTAAAAAAGACAAAGGCGGGCTCAGATTTAAAAAGATGGGGAGCAGAGAAGTGGGTAGACACCAAGAGCGGTAAAGCCTGTGGTGCAGGAGGATCTAATGAGTACTGTCGTCCGTCAAAAAGAGTATCATCAAAAACACCAGTGACGAAGTCCGAGTTGAGTCCATCAAAACTCGCAGCAAAGAAAGCCGAGAAGTCAAGGGTTGGAATGGGTAAAAGAGTTACCAATGTAAAGAAGAAATAATGATGTTAGAGGGATTCTTGTTTGGGTTATTATTTGTTACCTTTACAATAGGAATATCCTACCTCATTGGAGAAATAATTGAAAGAAGAGATGCCAAAAAATAAAATAGTTGGAAAGAATACAGCCCCTGCCTCTAATAAGGCAACGGGTCGCAAGTATACAAACCAGAAGGCGTATAATGCTCGCCCTGACCAAGTTAAGTACAGGCAAGAGTTAAATGCTGAGGCCCGCAAGAGAGGTATCTATGGCAAACGTCATGCAGCAGGGGTGAATTTATCGCATACTAAGAGCGGAAAGCTCGTGATCGAAGCTGCAAAAACTAATCAATCTAGAAATGGTAAAAATGGTAGAAGCACCAAAAAATAAATTTGAGTAATTTAAAAGATCATAAAGATCAAATAATTAAAGACTATGAAACTATTAGTCTGACAGAACTATATAAAAAGTATAATTCGAGTAAATACTTAATGAGAAGTTTTTTGGTAAAATGTGGAATTGACATAAGAACACCACAAAAAGTAGCCGAAAATATAATAAAAGAAGGCATAAAAAAATGCGCAACGTGCAAAAATGTTTTAACTTTAGAAAACTTCCATAAGTCTAAAAACAAGTACAACTGTGGTTATCGAAGTTCTTGTAAGACTTGTCGTTCTAAAAATGAACCCACAAGAAAAGAATATTCCAAAAATTGGAGAACAATAAATGTTGAGTTGAAATCAAAATTAGATAAAGATTATAGAGAAAAAAATTCTGAAAAAATAAAACTATATAGAAAGACCGAAGAGTACAAAAAGAAAAAAGCAGCATGGGATAAAACAGCTTCTGAAAAAATAAAAAAAGACCTTACCAAACGCTTAAGTAGAAATGTAAAATCTGCAATGTCAGATTCAATTAGATACAATAAAAAAAATCATTATTTTGAAATTGTTGGTTACACCTTAGAAAATCTAAAGTTACATTTAGAAAAAACATTTAAGGGAAATATGTCTTGGGATAACTATGGTAGAAATGGATGGCACATAGATCACATAAAACCTCTTGTCTTATTTGACTTATCTCAAGAAGAAGAATTTAAAAAAGCATGGTCTCTAAATAATCTACAGGCTTTGTGGGAATTTGATAATTGCTCTAAGGGGTCTTGGTTTAATAATCAAAGACATACTTACAAAAAATAAATTTGATTTTAATTGGGGCTCAGATTATCTTTGCCCTCCCTATGAACGAGTATCAAGTATTACACAACCTCAAACAAGAAGTTAAGAGGTTGAAAGCCAAGTTAAACGAAGAAAGACTGGCTCACAAAAAACAAGTAGACAAGTTACGAGAAGAGATTCTCTCCCCCAAGGTAAGTGTAAGAAACCAAAAGGATAAGTGGGAACAAGCCATGCGTTCTGTGTGCCTAACCTACGGCATGACTCCAGATGAAATCCACGAGCAATGCAGAATCAAGGAGAAGTTGTATGCCCGGCACTTATTCTGTTACGCCTGTAAGATTGAGTTAGGTATGAAAATCAATGAGATTAGCCTAGTCATCGAGAGAGACAGATCCACCGTTGAGAATGCAATCACCAAGGCGACAGATTTAATCAAGTACGATAAGCAGGTGGCGTTAAAATACGATAAGATCAAGAGGACGTTGTCGCAAATGTTGTAAATAAATGCGACACATATGTCCAGTTTTTATGTAAATAAACTGGACATTACTCGGCAATTGTCCGTATACTCCGCCATTATTTGACAATAAATCAAGTTTTGGCGGAACAAGTCGTCATATAAGGCTCATTTTGATATAGTTTTGGGTGCTTTAAAGGACATTATTGTACCATAATTGCACATTTTGATGATTAAATGAGCCAGAATTGCACAAATTGCACATTAAATTGTGAAAAAATCACAAAAAGTGTATATTTGCACTGTTCATATTTATTTGTTTAGAGTAGTAGGGGGTGGCATTAGCTGCCCCTTATTATTTTTAACCTATACGTTTACAATTTATACTTTATAGTAAACCTATAAGTTTATAACTTATCTTTGTGCTATGAAACAAATAATATTTATCGCAATGTGCATTACGGTAATTTCGTGCTCTCCTAAGCATAGATACGATCGTTTGATACGCAAATATCCGTATTTAGTCGAAACTGATACGGTAATTGTAAGGGATACTCTCATCAAGGAAGTTAGAGTTCCAGTGCCTGAGTACAGGGACTCATTTATTATTCAGCACGATACAGTAATCGAAACAGAGAAATTAATCATTACACGTAAGGGCGATTTCTTTGG